GCTTTCAATAAGAAGGCTCCAGCTCCTGTAGCTAAAGACCAAGCAGCTGGTACAAAAAGCCCAGTTGCAAAGTAAGGAAAGTAGATGAGCGGATTACTTGTAGAACATCTTAGCTACGACCAAGCTAAAATCCAAACGGAAACTAGCGGTGAAGGCAAAGACCTTTATATGAAAGGTATTTGTATTCAAGGTGGTGTTAAGAACGCTAATCAGCGTGTATATCCTCTCAATGAAATCGCTAAGGCTATTGAAACTATTAATAAACAGGCTCAAAGTGGGTACAGCGTGCTGGGTGAGGTAGATCACCCAGCAAACCTCCGTATCAACTTAGATCGTGTTTCACACATGATTGAGAGCATGTGGATGGAAGGTAACAACGGCTTTGGTAAATTAAAGATTTTACCTACACCAATGGGTAATTTAGTACGCACCATGCTAGAAAGTGGTGTAAAACTAGGCGTATCAAGTCGCGGTAGCGGAAACGTCCGTGAGTCTGATGGTTTAGTAAGTGACTTTGAGATAGTCACTGTTGACGTAGTAGCACAGCCCAGTGCGCCAGATGCTTATCCTTTAGCGGTTTACGAATCACTAATGAATATGCGTCATGGTCATAAGTTACATGCGCTTGCTAGCGAAGTCAAGAATGATCAACGAGCTCAACAATATCTTGCAAAAGAAATTGTTAAGTTAATCAATGAAATGAAGATAGGATAAGTTCAGGAGAATTATATGTTCGAAGCTATCAAACCATTACTAGATAGTGGCGTCCTGAACGAAGAAACTCGTGTGGCGATTGAAGAAGCTTGGGAAGCCAAGCTCAACGAAGCCCGTGAGAATATTCGTACAGAAATCCGCGAAGAAATGGCTCGTCGTTATGAACACGACAAGTCAACTATGGTTGAAGCTCTAGATCGTATGGTACAAGAAAGCCTAACAACCGAAATTACAAAGCTAGCAGAAGAACGTGCAGCCGTACAAGCTGACCGTGTTGCAATGACTCAAAAGTTAGTAGCTAAGGCAAAAACATTTGAATCATTTATGACTGATGCTCTTGCAAAGGAAATCGCAGATTTCCGTGCAGATCGTGACGGTTATAAGTCAGCTCTAGCAAAGGTTGAAGGATTCGTAGCTGAAAGCCTGCGTGCAGAAATTGCTGAGTTTGCAGAAGACAAAGCAGACCTAGCACGCACTAAGGTTGCAGTTATTACAGAAGGTAAAGCAAAGCTAGAAGCTCTACGCAAGCAGTTTATTGCAAAGAGTTCACAGCTAGTTGAAGCTGCTGTTAAGGATACCCTACGTACAGAGTTAACACAACTAAAATCAGATATTCAAGAAGCAAAAGAAAACAACTTCGGTCGCAAGATTTTCGAAGCTTTTGCATCTGAATTTAGTGCTACTCACTTAAATGAGCGTGCAGAAGTTAAGAAATTAATGTCTGCGCTTGCCAATATGGAAAGCGAGCTCATGGAAGCTAAGGAAGAAGCTGAAAAGGCTCAGGCTATTGCCGAAGCTAAAGAAGTTGAAATCCGTCGCATTAATGAGGGCATTGAGAGAAAAACAAAGCTCGACGAACTTTTAAAGCCACTTAGCAAAGACAAAGCAGAAGTAATGAATTCACTACTTGAATCAGTACCAACTGCAAGACTAGCTGATGCATTTAAAAAGTATCTAAACCCAGTTATGGAAGGTAATGCACCAAAAGCTACTAAGACAACTCTAGTAGAAAGCAAGACTGAAGTAACAGGTGATAGAGTAACTACTGCCAATACAGAGCAAAAACATAACATTGTTGAGATCAAGCGTTTGGCAGGTTTGATTAACAACTAAAAATTTATTTGGAGAAATAAACAAATGACACAAGAACTAATTGAAAGCCGTTGGGACGATACCAAGGCCGCTCTGCTAGAAGGCCTAAGTGGTAATCGTAAAACAACAATGGGCGTTGTACTTGAAAATACTAAGAAGTACCTCGCAGAAAGCGCATCAGCTGGTGCAACAGCAGCAGGTAACGTAGCAACACTAAACCGTGTTATCCTACCAGTTATCCGTCGTGTTATGCCAACTGTTATTGCAAACGAAATCGTTGGCGTACAGCCAATGACTGGTCCAGTTGCACAGATCCACACTCTACGTGTTCGTTACAGTGAAAACTTCACTTCAAGCGCAACACCAAGTAACGGTCCAGGCACTGATACAACAGCTGGTGAAGAAGCTCTATCACCATTCAAGATCGCTCAAGGCTACAGCGGTACAGCTCCAGGTGTTACAAGCACTGACGGCCGCGCTGGCTCAACAGCATCAATGGAAGGCACACCAGGTCGTAAGCTAAACGTACAGATCCTAAAGCAACCTGTAGAAGCAAAGACTCGCAAGCTATCAGCTCGCTGGACTTTTGAAGCTGCTCAGGACGCACAGGCAATGCACGGTCTAGACATTGAAGCAGAAATCATGGCAGCTCTTGCACAGGAAATCACTGCAGAAATCGACCAGGAAATCCTATACAGCCTACGTGCACTAGCCGCAACTGAAGAAGCCTTTAACCAGGCAACTGTAAGTGGTACAGCAACTTACGTTGGTGACGAACATGCTGCTCTAGCAGTTCTAATCAACCGTGTTGCAAACAAGATTGCTCAGCGCACACGTCGTGGTGCAGGTAACTGGGCAGTTGTAAGCCCACAAGCACTAACTGTTCTACAGAGCGCAACTACTTCAGCTTTCGCTCGTACAACTGAAGGCACTTTTGATGCTCCAACAAACAACAAGTTCGTTGGTACACTAAACGGTGCAATGCGTGTTTATGTTGACAGCTACGCAGCAGACGATACTGCTGTTCTAGTTGGTTACAAAGGAACAAGTGAAGCAGACGCAGCAGCGTTCTACTGCCCATACATTCCTCTAATGTCAAGTGGTGTCGTTCTAGACCCTGCAACTTTTGAACCAGTAGTTGGCTTCATGACTCGTTATGGTTATGTAGAACTAACTAACACTGCTTCAAGCTTCGGCAATGCAGGCGACTACCTAGGCGAGATCTCAATCAGCAACCTAGCATTCCAGTAAGAATTTCTTACTTACTCATACGAAAGGGCGGAGAAATCCGCCCTTTTTCATTGACTTAAATTTTAAATTTTTTTTAGTAATAACTTATATTCTTATTCTTCATGTAGGCTTTTGCACGCATTTCACCTACTTCGATCATTAGATCCCAAATTGTAGTAAAAAACTTTTTCATTACTTTGCAAGTCCTGCGTTCTGTTTAGCAATGAATTCAATATCTCCACGACGAATGCCAATGTCTTTTAGCTCACGATCTGAAAGTGTGCTTAATTCCCACATAGTTCTTTTAAAGGTATTTTGCTTTGCAATCTTTTCTGCAGCCATGCGAATAATCTTGTGTAACATGCTTTTTCTCCTGTTGTTATGCTGATTTTACATAGGTATTTATATGCAGCGCAATATGATTTTTGTGCAACTGCACAATACCAGATATGCATAAATAACTGGTCTTAATAGACTTACGCCTCAAACCCTGCGTAAGCCCTAGAACGGCAATAATTTGGAGAAATAAAATGGGTCGTCCATTAAAAACAGCAAAGTCAGCATCAGTTGACACAGGTTTCCCACAGACAGCATCAGGTGTTGTGGGCGGTAATACAGGTATTTCAGGTAGTCAAGTTTTGTGCCGAGTAAAAGTAGGTAGCAATTCAGAAGCCAACGGTTTTATCGTTCGTCAAAAAGGTAAGAGAAAGTTTCTTGTACAAGATGCTAGTGGCAATCAAGGTGTTTGCACATTAGTTAATGTTGCAAATAGCTCACTAACAGCTAACACAATGACTGTAACTTGCACATTTGCTAATGCGGCAACTTTCCGTGCAGCATCTTTAACTAATCACTTTGTAACTAGTTTTGCTGGTGTTAAGTATGTTGCAGACAATGCAGCAAATGCAGGTACTACTCCTGTAACAGTTGCAGTAGCACTAGCCTAATTTTAAAACAACGAGAAAGGCTGCGATAATTACATTGCAGCCTTTTTTCATGACATGATTGCTTTTGTATTAGGAAACGGTAAAAGTAGACTAGCAGTTGATTTAACTCAACTAAAAGCTCACGGTAAAGTTTACGGATGCAATGCACTTTATAAAACATTTACGCCAGACGTATTAGTAGCTACTGATCCTGGTATTAGTGAAGAAATACAGCGCAGCGGTTATGCTTTAACAAACACATTTTATACTAGAAAACCACTGCAAGATTTAGGTGCTAAACAGATTAGAGAATATTACGGTTACAGCAGCGGACCAATAGCATTAAGTTTAGCATGTAAAGACAAAAATGACAAAATCTTTATGTTAGGGTTTGATTTAAACAGTGCAGATGGTAAATTTAATAATGTTTATGCAGGTGAACAATGGTATAAGGCCGTAAATGATGAACCTACATATTATGGTAATTGGGTAAAGCAAATAGCGGATATATCTGAAAGCTATCCTATACAAATTGTTAGAATTACGGAAGATGGCTTTGTGATACCAAAAGAGTGGCAAAAGATACGAAATGTATCTATTGCAATGTTTCTAGAAGCAATAAATAATAATAAATTGGAAGCACTATGAGCAGCACTAAAAGAGTCAGTGGCAATTACAACATTTATGCTGATAACACCATTGTTAATGGTAACCTCACTGTTATGGGCACACAAGCTAGTGTGGAATCAGTTGATACTACTATTAAAGACAGAATTATTACACTTAATTCAGGTGAAGTTGGTGCAGGTGTAACAGGTAATTATTCAGGTATCGAAATTGATAGATGTAGCAGTACTAATGTTGCATTTAGATGGAGCGAACCCGATGTTGCTTGGCAAGTAACACTTGATGGTACTACTTGGTATGATGTGTTATATGGCACAGGCGGTAGTGTAACAGCGGCAGGTGCAGAAGGTGACATTCAATTTAGTTCAGGTGGAGTGTTAGGTGCAGACAGTGCACTTAATTGGAATGATTCATTAAACATTCTAACTGTAAACAATCTTTCTTTTGAATCTTCTTATATTCGTTCAGTTAATACTAATCAAGACATACTGCTAATTCCTAATGGTACAGGTTATGTAGAAATACAATCACATGTTAAGTTAGAAGATCAAATAACTGACCCAAGTCCAGTATCAGGGTCGTCATATCTTTATACTAAAACTCCTGGAACAAATGACTCAGGTGTTTATTATGTAAATAATACCACAAGCGGTGAATTACCTAGCGATAACAAAGCTAAATTATACGGATTAATTTTTTAAGGAACAAAGATGGCAATAGTTAATACAAGTTTAACAACCAGCGCAGCAAATATTCATGCTAGTAGCGGTAACACTGTAGTAGTTACAGTCTATCTTTGCAACACAGACACAGTGGCACGCACTGTTAACATGTATTTGATACCAGCTGCAGGTACTGCAAGTAGTTCGAATCAGATTATTAAGAATCTTAGCATTGCACCGAGCGACACTTATATTATGAATACAGAGCGTTTGGTATTGGCAAATGGTGAAATGTTACAAGCAGATGCAAGTGCTAATGCAGTTGTCACTGCAACAGTAAGCTATACAGGTGTATAATGGGTTATAGTTTAAAGAATAGACGTTTAGAAACAGCTGGCGGCGCAGTAATTGTTCCAACAGGAACAACTAGTGCTAGGCCTTCAGCACCTGTAAATGGACAAATTAGATTTAACACTGACACTACACGTTTTGAAATTTACTATAATGCGTGGAAAGACCTAGCTATTCTAGGTAACGTAACAATTACAAAAGACAAGTTTACTGGTGACGGCAGCACTGCTATATTCACAATGACAAAGACACCAGCAAGTCAAAACGGTCCACAAGTGTATGTTGGTAACGTACATCAAGAACCAGGCAGTGCTTATACTATTGCAACCAGCAACATTACATTTAGTAGCCCGCCTGCTATTGGCGAACCTGTTGAAATTTACCACGGTTTTGATTCAACAGACGCAAACTAAAACAATAAATATTTCTAACAGTGAGTGTTAGATGGCTTTCCTAAATAAAATTAACGGTCCTATGTTGAAAGACAACCTTGAACGTCAAGGTGTAGATCTGTCTTTTGAAACAGACTTATGGTATTTGGACGTTAATAATGATAGAATTGGCATCAACACAACCATGCCAAGTGCAACTGTTACAGTGGTAGGTAATGCTTTAGTTGCAAATATTGGCATTGACAACAACACTATCAGCAGTCAA